TCGGAGACGCGCCTGACACGCCTCCAACTGCGCCGTCACCTGCCGAATCCCGGCCCGGAGGGCGAAATAATCCGATCGAGCAGCGGGATCAAGTTCGGCGCGGGCTCCATGATCCACGCGGGTGGCGACGCCGGTTTCGGACACTCCACCGCCGGCAGCGGGGCAGGCGGCACGGACGTGCAGCCGCTGGCGCCCAGCATCAACATCAGCCCGCAAACCCTCGTCTTGTATCTGCGCATTGCGCAACCCTCCATAGGCGGCCCACTCGGCACGCGCATTCCGTTCGTTGATATCGGCGACGGCAGCATGCCGCTGTGCCAGGATCTCGCGGGCCTGCCGCTGGCCGTCAGCCACTTCCTCTGCTCGGGCCGCGCGCTGGACCGCCAACTGCTCGCCATAGCGCCAGCCCTGCGCCGTCCATGCAGCTACCCCAAACGCAAGCCCGCCGGCCAGCGCCGCGGCAGCGTACCCCCGCCACCCGATCAGCGCAGACCCGAAAGACATAGCCGTTCCTCATCCAGGCGCCGGTTGTACAGGCCCGGCACGAAGACCTTGGCGCCCTTCGCATCGGTGACATAGGACCAGACCGGCGATCCATTCGGCGCATGCGCTAGGGCGTTGCAGCCCTCGCGCAGCCGGCCGGCGTTGATCAGGCCCACCGCCCGACTCGCGCAGGTGGCGGGCGTGCCGAAGTTGTGAGCGTGGCTGCTCAGGGCGTCAAAGACCGGCTGGCTGACCACCACGTCGATGCAGTCGGCCAGTTGCATCTGCCCCTTGCGTACCACCAGGCGTTCGACCGTTTCGCAGCGTTCCGGCGACCAGTAATCGCCAACCACCAGAGGCTCGGAGGTGGTGTGCTCGGTGATACCCTTGCACACCGTGGGCAGGCCGCCGGCCAGCTTGTCGGCATAGACGATGTTTTGCCCCTCACCTTCCCACTTGCCGAGGAAGGATTGCAGCGTGGGCGAGAACAGCGCCAGGTAGGCAGAAGCAACAAGGGCGGCAGCGCCGCCCGTGATCTTGGTTCCGAGTTTCATCACGCCCCCTTGCCCAGCCACCAATCGCGCACCAGGCGCCAGTACTTAGGCACTAGCAGCCCGATCTGCATGGCGAGATACACCAACGTGGCCATCGCCACCCATTCGTTGAGCGTCAGGCCATAGAACACCGCCCCTCCCGCGCCAATCCCCATCTTGACCATCGCTGCCTGGTCTTCGTGCATAGTGTTGCTCCTATTGCCGGTCTGCATCGCTGCCTCCCGTTGTGTGGACGAAAAAAAACCCGCCGAGGCGGGCTTTGTTCAAAAATCGAGCTAACCTAACTTTTCATCAGAAATCTTTTCGCGCACCGCTTCCCAAAATCCATCGCAGGGCGTTCTATCAGCTTCCATGAGCCAACGCTCAGACAGACCGTGAGCGAAATCGTGAGTAGCGCTGCCACGAGTACATTGCTTCCGCCTGTCAATTGGCCGCTCCAACGAAGAGCATCTGGCCATACTAAGGGGTGGATGAGGTACACCGGATAGCTCAAGAGTCCAAGCCATTCGGCGATCCGCACAAACGTGCCTCCGATTGGCAAGTAGGCCGACAGGTACACCATGACGCACACGCAAAGCATCATGAAAAAGCCAAAGCCACCTCTAATGGTGATTTCCGCTGATGCCCCAGATGAGCCTGCGATAAAGGCTGCAACGACAAGGAACGCACTGGTGACAGCCAAACGACTTTTGGTCAGCCACCATTCGCTGCCTGACTCAACGAGCTTTCCAATTGCCATGCCGGCTGCGAAATAAAATCCAAACGCCCCAAATTGGGTATAGGAATCCCACGCAACAGCAAACGACTTTCCATCGGCAAATAGCATCCTCAGGAAGGCTGCCTGCACCACGGCGAAGAGTACGCACACCCAAATTGCGACTTTCCACCCGCTCTTATATAGCGCCAAAAGGACGGGGAAAATTGCGTAAAAGACGAACTCTACGCCTAAGGACCATGCGCCAACCACGGAGCTGCTCGCTCCGGGGTTGGCGAATCCGAACAGCGGCGTCATCGTCAGAACAGTACGTACGTCAAGCACTAGGCCACGCCATGACATATCGCCCTTGTCAATCATGTGAATTAACAATGGCCACGCCAACCCAACTACGATCAGCAATGGAGCGATACGAAACAGTCGCTGCACGAGAAACGGCACTAGGTCGCTGATACTCGCCATACGATCCGAATACGCGACATACATGCTCGCTCCGCTAAGAACGAAGAACCCATAGACTCCAAAAGTCCCCAGGTTGTACAGGTTGGCGGTGTTCGACCACGAGAGCAGGTGGTACACCATTACAGAAAATGCCAACAGACCTCGAAGGAGGTCAAACCCGTACACTCTAGACGTCGGTCGGCTCGTTCCAGGCAAAGCAGTCTCCGTAGCGATGCGCCCGGATGTTACGCGAAACGTGTTCAGTCATAAAGAGCCACGTTGCCCACCCAAAACTCAGCTTTTCGGAATAACTAATTCCGGGAGCTGGGCGATTAGGTCGCGTTCGGGAGGAAGCTTCCCACCGTCTCCGGAAGACTTGGCATAGACCTTGTGACATTCCTGCCAGACCAAGCTGCGCCACGCTCGAACGGCAGCACCTTCCTTTTGATACTTCGGAACCGACGGTTCGTCGGCGTACGAACACGCGGCGAGAATACCGTCATAGCCTAATTCCCGAGCTTTGGCCTCCAAGTGCCGCCCGACTGCAAGAGACAATAACCTGACCGTTTCGTCATAGCCGGGCGCAGGGATGCCCTGCCATGTGGGTAACCCATCAGCACCTGGCGCCATCTGTTTCCCCTGCGGCGGCGCAGACAGCCCGAACTCGGCAAAGACTTCATCGGGCACCGACAACGCATCTGCAGGCCAAGACCCGGCCCCCTCGTACGCTGATTTCATGTCCTCGGGAAAAAATGCATTCTTGACCGCGCTATAAAAGTACATCGCTTTATCCCTCTAGTGACCAATGGCAATAATCCGCGGCGTGGACCCGCTTCCGTTTGTACCGATCGTGTCGGATCTGATGACCGCAGAGGACGCTGAAAATGAGGTCACCTGTGCGATGCAATCGCAGTCATTGGTCATCGTAGCAACCGCCTGCAGGGTTCTGGTTGGGAAGGAAATCGGGTAGTTGATCAGCACATCCAACCCAGGGTTGACACCAGGGCCCAGAGCCCACTGAATGATCAAACCACCCGGCAACCGTTGATACCCGTTAGGTGCCAACGACTGATTGGCCGCGCCGAACGATTGCGCCAGGGATGAGGGCGTTAGGACCGTAGCCGCTTCCGACCACGATTGCGCCTCGGCCGCCGTCGATAACCGCGAGATGCCCGCTACCGTAGTCGAAGCGTTAGGCACGGCGGGAATCAGCGATTGCACTTGGCTTAACGTCACCGCGTGTTTAGATTTGGTAGCGTCGGGGATTTGCAGCCGCCCCCCACTTGAAGACACCATCACCCAACTGTCGAGCGGTTGCGTATAGACCACTTCGCACACGCTACCCACAGCGATCTCACTGCCTTGCAATGGGCTGCCAGCCAGCCCTATCAATGGCTTTGAAGGGAGATTGTTGACGACGAAAGAGCAAGCCCCCGTATTGGCGGATGCCGCGCGAAATCGCAAGACAGTCCCATCGACGAGTGCAGAAACTGCGGGCGTGTAGTTCGCTCTATAGCTGTTCGCCGTGCCAACGTCAATCGCATAGCGCCGACTGGCTGCTTCGATCAGCGCTTGAATCGCCTTGAGCAGCAAGGTGTTGTCGTTGCGATTCAACGTCTGGCCGCCCCCCAGGATGACGGACACAAGTTCTTCCTGCATACCGTTGAAGGCATAGGCGGGCCACTGCGTTGCCGGCTTGTTGGTAGCGGGGTTGCCGTCGGTCGCCCACCCGGGCGTGCCGGTCGCAGGTGCCGTATCGGCCTGCTCCTTGGTAACGGTGTATGGTGCAATCAGAAGGTCCATTCAGGTCTGCTCCGAATACGAGAAATTGAGCAATGTGTGCGCAGGCTTCGAAGCCAGCAGCTCACACTGCAGGACGTTGTTATTCCAGTAGGCGAAAGGGCCACCAAACGAATCGCCGAAGTGAAGCCGGTTGACGGTAAAAGTAGGCGCATTCACCTGCCAGGCATGCGCCCAGTCTTCCCCACCAAAAGGCGTACCGAAGCGCTTTCCGAATCGGGATGGCATAAATTGCCTCACGACGACGTCATAGCCCAGACGGTTCGCCAATCCGGTGAAATACGGTATCGACTGCCCGCCCGTAGCCGTAAGCCTCGCGACAACCTGCGCCCGGCGCGCCTGGATCGTCGGCGCCGGCCCGGCACATGGGTCCGGCAAGCCCAGAGTCAATTCCCACTCTGGAAGGAGTTCGTAGGTCGAGCCAGGAAAGGCATCAACCAGAAGTTGATTTGCGCGAGCCGTATTGACCTCGTAAACCGTCACCAGGCCAAGCAAAGCGCGACTCTGGACGCTGCTTGCATCCCGCGACCAGACCCGCCCCCGCGGCAGGAGGCTCATGAACGCCTGGAGGAAGTCTCCAGCTCGTAGTTTCAAGCCCATCCCTCACCCCTATAGGTACGTGACGCCACCAAGCGTTGGCAGCTGTCCAATCACGTTCGTGACGTTGCCGGGGTATACGGTCACAACGCCATTTACGGTGCCGGCGACCTCGACCAGAAGCCACCCCGAAGCGCCCGAGACGCTGTTAATCGCGCCCTCGATGTCATTGCGGTTGATCGTCCCGCCGCGGGCATCTCCAGTTCGAAACAGCACATCTGCCAGCGCGGCCGAAATCGCGTTTCGCGTCGCCGCACCGGCGCCAGAAAGTCCAGACAACTTGAAATGCAAGCTGTTATCCACTGGCGCGCACGCGAAGACCAGAGCGGTAACGGGCTGCAGGCCGATCAGCGCATCAGCCAACACCAACTGGTCGCCCGTTGCGACAGCGGCACGCGGCAAGCCGTCAGGCCCCTGATCATGCTGCGACACGCCGTTGCTCCCCTGGGGAAATCCACCGTGCGGAGCCTGTGCCGTATCCATCATGAACCGCACGACCACCGTCCCCGCCCCCATGCCGTTGGGCGAGCACCAGGCACGGCTTACCCCCGGAACGGCCAGCGCCCAGCGGACGTAGTCATCCGCGTTGCCACCGTGCGGCGTCTCCTGATAGGCGGCAATGACACGCTCGCTGTATGCGTCCGGGGACTCCACATCGGCGCCGGTAGCGATCGCGCCCACGACTGTGCCAGTGGATTGCAGGCCCGTGATGGTCGATGAAAGGGTCACAGGCGTGCCGGCCGGACAATTCCCCGCCGCTCCAGCCGCTGTAGCACGAAGGACTACCACCGCCTTTCCGTCCAGGCCGACCGCTTGAGTCGCATCGACCGTGTAGGCCGTTCCATCCGCCCGCTTGATTTCGACCCCGGCGCTGATGACCACCCCGGCCGTCCCGGTGAACTGGGCGGAAATCACGGCCGCCACGGCGTCCTTTCGGAATACATTCTTCATCGCCCCCCAGCCCGCCAGGTATTCGTCCGTCGCGGTCCAGGGAACTGCTTGCTTTGAGATCCAGTCGATATAACCGAAGTGCAGGTGCGCAAGGCCGGCTTGAGCGACGCCCAGCACGCGCAGGACAGCTTTGCGCAGGAGCGCATTCGCTCCATCCAGGGTTGCGTTGATATCCGCCAGAACCTGATTTCTCAGCTCTGACAACGTTGGACGAGAAAATGGCATATCAGTTGATTCCGTTCCAGGCCCAAAGGTATTTCCCCGTGTGCAGGGAATCACCGCCAGGCGAATAGGCAATGATCTGGGCGCCGAGAAAGGACTCTCGGACCCACTCCACGCTGATGTCGAAGCGCGCCACAACCCCGTCGTCGATCAGCCACTTCAGCGCCTCGGCCAGATAGTCGTAGGCACGGTTCAGCGTCGTCTGGGTCTGCTTCTCTCGCTGCAGGAGCCAGAGCTTGCTACCCAGAGGCGCGTCAGGGTCGAACTGGTCGCCCCACCAGCCACGAGGATCGCCGGTTCCATCCGGGATGACGTCGTCGGGGGCTGCCATTGCGTCAGTGAAGACGCTTACCAGCATGGCCGTCGCAAGGTCCGCGCCGGTGACCAACGCGCCTTCAGACAGCAGCCAATCGCCGTGAGCAACGCCTGCATCCCAAACTGTGCGGATATCGCTCATTGAGGCTCCCCGGGCTTCTCCGATGTCACAGTCGCACTTCCACTCTGGACGTTCTTCACAGGGTGGTGGTGGTCGTTGTACACATCGCGCATGCCCTTCATGGTCCGATCGTTGGTCTCGAAGTTGTCTTGCATGTCGCCCAACGACTTGACCATAGGAGCCCGCAGCTCGATCCCGCCAGGCGCAACGATGGTCAGCTTCCCGCTCAGGTTCCAGGTCACATCTTTCGCGTTGTTCACGACAACGTCCTGGCCGCCGGCATCAACCACGATCCCACCCGCAGCGGTCAG